CAAAACTCAAAAAAAAGTATCAGCACGACCCCGAAGAATTTATCATAAAAAAAGGATTTAATCTTGATAACACCTATTACTTGACAACAACAGAAAAAAAAATCACAAAAATTTAAAAGCCATGACAAACAGAGTATTTTTAAACAAGCCATTACAAAACGACAACATTTTCGTAAAAAGTGCCCTATTACCAATTAGTAACTATTTAGACATTCCAACCCGTCAAGGGTTGGATAAAGTAATAGTTTCAGAAAACCGAATCGTTAACATCGTTTCAAATTCTTACGGACATTTGCCAAACGAGGACTTTTTTTATAAGGTAGAGGAAATGCTTATCAATTCAGACATCAATTATATTACACGTAGTATAAACCGAGATAACCGAAGCTTTGCAGTAGATTACATTTTGAACGATGAAAATTTTAGCATCAACATCAAAAACGGATTAGACAAAATTCGTCCAATGCTTCGCTTTACAAATTCTTATGATGGCAGTTGCAAAACTTCGGGTACATTTGGTTTTTTTCGGGAAGTGTGCAGCAACGGACTACACACCGCAAACACCGGAATAGGGTTTTCTTTGAAGCACAGAGGCAATATAAACGAACTTGTTTTACCTGCAATAGGGCAAACTATCTATAATTTTTTGGATAACGAATTTTACGAACTACGCCGAAAATTTGAAGTATTGGCAGACTTTAAAATCGCAGACCCTGCCGAGATTGTCAAACGCATAGCAGACGAAACCAAACTTTTTAAATTTGAATCCTCCGACAAGAACCCAGCGCCAAGCCTTAACGCTCGTTTAGTTTTGGAAACCATCGAAAATGAAACCTTGATTTTGAAAGAAGATGCAAATATGTGGATGGTTTATAATGCGTTCAATGAGTTGCTTCACGGCAAGATGAAGAAAACCTTCGACCAACAAAAGAAACTCGATAAGGAGCTATTCAATACAGCCCTAGAGTATGTTTACTAACACAAAAGCACCTTTCGAGGTGCTTTTTTTGTGCTAAAAAATTTTTCCGCCCAAGCGGGCGGAGATTGACTTTATTTTTTCTTTTTATTGATTTCTTCAAAATCCTTACTATATCCATTTCCATCATAAGCAGCATATCCAACTAGTTTTTTTAATGGAGTTGAATTTATAATCTCTTTGGAAGCTTTTAATAAAATCCCAATTTGGTTATTACATAAATTCTGAACTTCACTAATTGGATGAATAGAAATCGCTTGTTTAAGTTCTAAATTTTCATCAATAAATGACATTGATGAAATTAATTTGGCATCAGAACCAGTAATGAATTTTTCTATTTTATCCATAAATATAGCCATTGTTTCTCTCTGTTCAATTCCTGAAAGTTGATACCATCCTTTATGAACTTTCTCAATATATTCCATTGAAACTGAAATATGATATTTTGAACCCTTTTCTGTAACTGCTTCAATTTTTTTCGTGCTCATCTATCAATTTTTTATAATCAATTTTATTCCCATAAAAAGTAATATCGTGAATAGTACTGCCCTTACATTCATCACAATATTTACTAGTTCCAATTTTAAGTCTTTCGTGCATAGAATCTATAAATGAATTTGGTGATATTGAATCAGAACTTCCACAGCACCAAATATTTTTATTACCACAATGACGACATTTGCCACCAAAAACCCATTCTTGTACAGTATCGCTCATAATCCTATCCTTTAAACCCCACAAAATGTTTCGCCTCCGTGATCTCAACAACAGCACAAGCAAAAAACGCTGGAGCATCCGTTTTTTTGTAAAGTTCCGTTCCGTCCTTGATTTTTTTCATTGCATCAAATTCATTGATGCCGTTTGCTTTCATCACCATTTCAACAATGGTCACGTATGGTTTTACCAACTCCTCATAATTATCGCCCAATTGTTGTTTTACGTTCACTTGGGTAGCTTTTAGAGTAGCCAATGCGCTGAATGTTTTTGATTTTGGTGTAGTTTCCATATCAATTATTTGTTTCCTCAAATATAACAATAATTTCCGTATAATTACGGAAATTACAAACTTTTATTTTCTAATCCCCCACACTCGGGTCCATTCCACTATACTGGCTATGCGGATTAACCATCTCCACAAAATTCCTGCGATAAATCAAATACTTGAACGCATCCGAAAAGTTCGTAGAGTACATTGGTCGCAACAAAATAGGCAAACTTTCAGAAGATTTGTCTTTATACAACCTCCTTGAACCTGTGCCTGTAAAAGATTTGATTTTAATTTTTGTGAGTTCTAAGGAACTTTTCAGGCACTTGCACTGAAACTTGTCAATCTTAAGTTTTAGTAGTCCTGCGATTGTTTCTCCCATAAAAGCTTTGGCAAAATCAAATTCTTCATCTTGGTAAATTGTCTGCTGATTTAAAGACATCATATTAACCGTCCAACCAGTAGAAACTCCATTTTCAAATTCAATTGCTGTTTTTAAATAAGAAGCTCGATCACGTTTTACTTTTGCATTTTGATTTCCTGAACGATCATAATACATATCCAATACTTTACACTTATGATTTTTATAGAAATCACGGAACTTTTTTCCAAGTTCGTTTTCATTCTCCGGAGGCAACGTGTAGAATTCTTTTAGGCAATATAAGTAGTTCCCTCTTGGCTGTGCCGTCACGATACTACACATATCGCCAAAATCCACACCGCATTCCAGTTTCGCATTGTGGTCCACGTATCGCAATGCCAAACTACTTTCCTCAATCTCGTCCGTCAATGAAAACTTGTTGTAATATTCCGTAATCACGCCATCATCATAAAAATGATGCTCGCCAAGATTACCATAGAATTTCTCGCCTTTCTTCAAATTGATTTTCAAAGAAAGAATTGCACTCTTGAATTCTTCGATACCAAGAGCTTTCAAACTATCGGCAAAATAACCTTCGGTCAAAATATCGACATTGGCAAGCGAGGAAACGACATAAAAGAAAGTCAAATCCTTTCGAACCCGAATCCATTTTTCTGTCCAGCGTACTAAGTTGGCTTTCAGTTTTTCGATGGCTTCATAATCGCCAATTTGTTTATAGGAAAGGATTTCCCTTTTGATTTCGTTCAGAACTAATCCCACTTCAAGAGCCAGTTTAACCTGGTCTAAATCCATGTTCTTTTCGTCGTTCATAATCCAATCTTCGTCACCGTCGATAATGTTGGGCATATCTGTCGTAAAAGTGGTACCACGATAATACACCGAGTGGCCAAACATTGTGTATTCGCCACGAATGGCAGGAGTGAGTTTTTTTAGTTTTTCGAATTTCAACAAACGCGCTTCATCGCCATACATGTGTTGGTACGAACCACCCGCCAATCCTCCCGGCTGATCTAGTGAACCAAGATTAAAAAAGCAGCCGTTAAATATTGAAATAGTGTGTTTGTATGATTCTACAGGTTTGTAGGGAAGTTTGAAATGAGTCGGCGGACGTTTATCGGTAACATAATGAATTCCTTCACGCCATCCGTTACGGTTCCAACCTTCCAGAAGTGTGGGAACGATATTTTTAAGGCAGTTGATATACGTATCCGAAACAATAACCTGATAGCTTTTGGGCATATCGTGAATAATGTTTTGGCTTCTTTTGGCGATAATACTGGCAGTTTTCGCCATTGCACGACCTGCTATCAACCGCAAGTTTTTGGGAGAAATCAGGAATATGGTAGTATCTACCCAATTGGCATAACGACCTGCAACATCCGTGTCTTTAAGACTTACGTGGGTCTTCCTGCTCATTTGGAAATAGTTTTAGTTTGAATCCTGGTATCAAGGCTTCTTGTTTGATTCGTATCCTTTCTTTTTCGGTAAGTTCCGGATAAGCATCTATCATTTCGGAAAGTTTCTGGCGATTGACTTTTGGCATTTCGAGAGCTTCCGAGTCCCAAGTATAAACCACGAATGGAGCTTGGAATATTTCTGCAGGAAGTTCTTCTTTGTCAGGTTCGTTCACTGCACGTAACACGCCTGCATCAACACACATTTTTACCACTTTTTGCGCATCGTTCACATCTTTGACCGTGAGCATTGCAAAGTTGATCATCTTGTCGATTTTATCTGCATAGATGTTTTTCCAAGCCGCTTTCGATATTTGGCTATCTCGATAAAAATATTCCTGGGCTTCGTCGCAAACTTGCATCGCTTTGTAACGTGAAAGTTTGTGGCTACTGGATACCATCAAATGTTTGATAATGGCTTCTTTGCTTCCCCATTTGTCCATTCGCAGAAACATTCCACGAACCATATCGAGTAAATCCAAATAGGCAACGATATGTTCCGGAGCATTCGCAGGATTGCCTGTTTCCATAAAATCGTAAATATCTCGTAAATTGATTTGATCAATAGTCATCGCCAAAGAGGATTCGGTTTCTAATATTATTTATTTCGTTTTCCTTAGATTCTTTCAAGAAAATTTGCGCTGCAGTAATGTTTCCCGCTTCGGCCAATTCCTTTTGTTTATTGTTGATATTGAATTCCGAAACTAATTTCCCGCGCTCGTAAGCCATACGGACTTCACTCTCGGTATTATTCCAAACTTGCAAAAAAGCTTTTCTATCCACATCCAGATAAAGCGCAATCTTCTCAGGCGAATAATTACACCCCGCCAGGTTGTGGACATCAGTTAGGTTCTCTTCGGAAAATTTGAGTTCGAGGAAATTCATTAGTATCTGTCTTTAGGAAATTCAGGTCTATATATTCTACCATGTGGAGTTATTCCAACACATTTCTTTTTTGGAGCAGGAGAAGGCTCGTCAGTTGGAAAATCAGGAAAACCAAAATCATCATAAAGACTTTTCTTTGGCGGAGCAGGAGGATTGTCATACTTTGGCATTCCTGGTTCTTCTGGAGAAAAATGCAACATAAAAGCCCATATTCCCGACACGAAAACCGCAATTGCTAATCCAATCAGCACATAAAAACACTTTGAATACGGATAAATACTAGAAATAAATCCAATACCCACTGATATAGCAATAAAAATGAAGCCTAATTTTTTCATAATATTTTTTGGTTTTAGTTTTTATTTTTGAATACAGAACAATAGGGCAGGAGACAATAAAAACGACCACCAATGCCAGTAATCCAAACAACATTGCCAGCAAAGAAATAATTCCCCGAATTATATATCGAATAATCGATGCCGTGAAAAGGATGAGTGATTTTATCATAAATTTATTTATTGAAATTCCCAAGGATTTTCACCAGTTAGCGCGACATAAGCTTTTTTAAGTTTTTCAACTTTTTCCGGTAACAATTGTTTCAATTGATTAACGTGCATTTCGGCAGGTAAAGGCATTTGTAACGCGTGC